TTGAAGCTCTTTCATCTTAGATAGCGCACAGGCTTGCCAAGCTATTCTGCATCCAGCCTGTCTAGACATTAATTCTCCTGGTTTCCAGTTGTGATTCAAAAACCATTCATCAGCTCCTTCACTCGCAGACTCTAAGAGGTCTTTTTGGGCTTGAGTATATCCTATCTTAAATCCCCTATAGCTTTCAGTTCTATGGTATCCATGTTCAGCACTTGATTCCGAAAACTCTTTAGCAATATCTTCTATCTGCTCTCTAGTCTTAAACATCGTCATATTCAACCTCTTTGGATTCTGTTTTTATCACCTCTATAAATTTAGTATCTACAGCGGTTTCAACAGATTCCCACGTCGTCTGATAAATATTACCGCTTATTCTATTACTCATAGTATACCTATAAAGCGTCACCTTCTTTTTAGGCTTGGGTTCTTCGTAGATTGACCAATCTCTGTAATTCGCAAAATCCTCAAAACTTGGCTCTCCATCTTCCCACTCAACCTTACCGTCAATCATCTTGAGATAATGTCCAGACGTACCTTTAGTTATTTTCACCCCATCGATCAGGGCCAGATAAATGTCTTTGTGTGTTTCAAATCTTCCGTCTTTCATTTCTTTATCCTTTGCATATTCGACGTAAAAAGTTGTAATACCCCTCAAGTAGACTAAAAGGCTTGATGTTGTACCTCTGGCATAGTTGCAATATACAAAACAACTATTTTTATATGCTACTCCTCTCCCTATCTCAAAATGATCCTTTGCTGCTGAGGCAAAAACAATCTCCCCACTTCTTAACATCTCTTTAATCTTCTCTTCTGTAGATTCGATCTTTGTCGTTGCCCTGTCTTTAACTTTAAAGTTTTCCACTAGACCTTTTTGAGTCCAATTGTGAGATCGGCTATTTTGATCATCTTCCAAAATTAACCTCAAGCCATTATCAATATCATTATATATTCTCTTCACTTTATATTCTTTACCAAAGGTGTAGAAATTACCTTTTTCCTTATTAGAATAGATTAATTTATCCCCTACTTTAATGTTCTTTAATTCCTGCTCTGTCATATTAGTATCCCTCCGCCATCGCATCCGATAGCTCTTTAAGTTGTCTCTGAATTGCTTTAAGTTGTTCAAGCTCTGAAGGTTCAAACCTTTCGAAAGCGTGATAGCATAGAGTGTTGAGTAAATTTATAATCTTGTTTAATGCGATTGCGAACTTCATGGTTTTAATCTCCTCATGATGCTTAAATGAATAGTGCCTTAGTATCTTCTACGGTTTCAAGTGCATTGTCAACACTATCAAGAATATCTCTTGCATACTTATCGACAAGGTCCTGATCGTACGTTTTGCGCTTAATATAAGCACTATTATAGTACGAATGTGTGGCGGCTATCGATAGTATGACCAGCGCACCTTTAAGGTTCTCGTCCACATGCTGAAAGAACATATTCTTGAGTTGTTCAATCTGAGACTTGCCTAGCTCATCTTTTGTTGCGGCCATAGTAATGACTCGCTTTAATAGCTCCAGATCAAGGCATTCACGCATTTTAATAAGCTTCCCCTCACTGACTGCCCTGTGAAGGAATTGAAACATTACTGCCTTGTTCTCGCCTCTCTGCACACGTCTTACAATATTCATGATACTTTCTCCTGTTTATATCTTCTTACAAGTCTTTCATGCACTTCACGCCCTACCCTTAGAAGCTCGTCCACTTCCTCAAAAGGGATATTGTAGTCCATTGCAAACTTGCGGTTAGTTAAATAATTGTTATATCTCTCCAAGTACATTTTCTGTAAAAGCTTTTCAAGCTCTGTCATTTCATGCCTAGTCATTTTTCATCTCCATGTTTTTGATAAAGTATAGCTACAAGAACGACCACGCAAGCCGCACCATAAAGGTAATCTATGATGTCGTTCATAAATCCATCTCCGTAAACTTCACAATTAATTCGTTCAAGTTCTCAAAAGTTTTAACTCCCATGGACTGACGAATTATGACTTCTTTTATTTCTTCCTGCATACAGATAACATCATTTAAAACTTGCGCCTGATCTTCTAAGGTTTTAAGTTCATCATGATCGATAAGCTTACTGTCCGGATGACTGCCATCTCTTAACCTTTCAAGCTCATCATAAAACTCATCTCCTCTCTTGACTGCATTTTCTAACTCTTGGTCTTTATCTCCCAAGGCTTGAATTAATTCCGCCTTTGTCATTTTGCTATAGTTCATAAAGTAAATCCTTTTGATATCCTGCAACGGTTACCTTGAGTTTCAATAAATCCTTCACGCTTTAAAGCTTTCAAGCATATTGATATTTTAGTTGTAGTACTATCAGGATATGGGCCTAGATATATGCTGGAATTAAGCTCATCGAGAGTGTCATAAGGGGCCCATGATTCGTGAAGTCTTAATAGAATCTCTGCACATAAATGCCTATGCCTTTTATTTAAAGTCTCATGGTACTGGATAAAACTTGCGTATCTACTTTGAATCTCAAAAGTTTTTCTAGCAAAATCTTCATTCACTTCAAGATGACTGACTTTATTAAGGTAAGGTTCAAGTCTTTCCATAAAAGCATCGAATTCAGGATTAATTTTAAGTTTCATAAGCTTTCATCTCCTCATCTAATTCATCTTCACTCAAGGCTTTAACCCATCGAGTATAGTAGTCTAGCCTCACGTCATTATTTTCGTAGTCAATTTCTTGTGATAGACAAGGGTTATCCATAAAGTACTTAACAAGCTTTTCTCGTTTCTCTTTCATCTTCCTACTCCATAACTTGATGACCAATTTGCTACTTTTGATTCGTTATACTTGTAAAGGTCAAAGCAATGAATCAAGTCAATGACTTCCATTTTTACACTTACAAGGCTTGACTCTAAAACCTTAAAAGTTTCAGGGAATTCTTCTGCAAGTTGTAGGCAAGCATCGATGGCTTTCGACCTTGTCGATACGAACACATAATTATTGCTGTCATACAAGCTCGCACATATCTGAGTTTTAGTTTTATTTAAGCTTTTTACTTTCTTGTTCATGACTTTACTCCTACAATGTTCTGAGCGTCCCACAATGCCGCTTGAGTGTGTTTTCTCATCCAAGCCATACCTCTAGGCGACCAGTTAAAACCTTTCGATTTTAGCGCATTTATAACTGACTGTTCGGGCTTTTGATCGTGCTTTATAATCACACGGTCATTTTCGATGACAATTTTTCCGCCTTCAAACTTAATGCCCTCGAAAGAAGTCTTAACTTCAACACGCTTGCGCATTGTCTCAAGCTTCTCCTGAAGTCTCTTGATCTTGTTTCGGTTACTTGTTAGCTGAAAAGCAGGAACACAATGCCCATAGTTTGACCAGTACTCAAACACTTTCATGAAGTCATTTTCTTCTGCGAAGGTGCGCTTATCTTCGATGTTCTTAATGGCATTCATTTCTTTATAAAGTTCATGTTTAGTCGTAAGTCTTTCAAGCTCCTCAAGTGCGTCGTCAATCTCTTGCTCTGGTGACTTAGTTCTGACTCGGTTCACTGCTTTAAAATAACCTTCTCGCCACGAAGTAAAATCTTCCCATGCCTTCATCTCTGAATTGATAGCTTTATGGTTTTTACCAAAAGGGAATTTTGCAGGTCCACAAATCATGGCACTAGCTGTCCGACCTTTACACGCATAATACCTTGCAAGTTTATCGTTAAACTTCTCCGCATAATTGCCTTGATTATCTCCTAGAGTTTCAAGGTCACTCGCTAGTAATTTTGTATAATATTCATGATCTTGCTCCCCTCGCTTTTCGGGGCTAAATGAAATATTTCTATAACTGTCGATCATTGTCTGTTTTGATATTGTTAACATGATTATCTCCTACCTTTTTTAAATTAAATTTTCTTTGGCATTACCACGTATGTCTCGCCTTCACGAAAATGAAAGTAGAGTGGACGTAGTTCTGCGCCTGTCTTGCATATTGATAGGTCAATCTTAAAGCCTGCTAGGTTATTCAAAAAATTTGAATCCACGCCTAGGATAGTGCTGTCATCTTTAGATAGTGAGAAATAATGCTCACCCTGCGAATTTCTATTTAGATATGCCGTCGGAGGGTTTCTAGTCGCCTTAAGCTTTGGAAGGTCGATAAGAACCTTTTCGAGCATGTTACAATTTTCGGGCAAATACTGGATTATTTTAAACGATGGAAATTCTCTGTCAGATAGCTTCATGCCTTCTAAGTCGATAACCTTATCACGCGAATCGATAGAGTACTTAGACTTGCTGAAAAACGCAACGTGTCCAGTCACTGCCACAAGTTGCAAAAGCTCCGAGTGATGCAAAACCTTTTGATAAATGCTTTGACGTGTTCTATCTTTACAGATGCAAGACATAAAAGTCTTATCTAGTAAAGGGTTTAAAAGTTTGTAACTGATTTCTGTTCCGTCTGCTTTATATATCATATTTTCCTACCTTTTGAAGCGGCTAGGCTTCGATGTTAATGCGTTTATAATGATCACGGTCCACATGGTGCATGCAATGAGACCTAATAGACTTACGATGTTAGAAGATGCGTCCATGTTACATGTCTCCATCAAGAACGAGACAGTATACTGGAGCTTCAGGGTTTTTTCGACATAGGTCTAGGAACTTGGAGAAACTGACTTGCTCCTCACCTGAGATGTGCCATTCTACAATGAAGGTTCTTGTCTTTAGAGAATATAGGAATCGTTTTACTGACTTCATAACTATGCCTCGCCTCTTAAATAAGATTGGATAGCTTTATATGTATGCTTGATCTTAAGAACTTTACATGCTGACTTGAAGGGCAGAGAGTCCTTGTTGAACGAACCGTCAAGGATAGCGTAACACATGCGGCTATATGTATCTCCTATGCTGCCTGTGTAGTTTTCTGGGTTTGTGGCGAATGCGTGGTCAAGCTCAGCATAGTAAGCAGCAAAGAATGCGAATACTCTGTCTTCATTAAGGGTTTCATCCTTGCGCATGGTAAAGGACTCTTTGCCTCCTATAAGCATTTTAGTCGTTGATATGGGGCATGTCTCAAGCTGGCGATAAGACTCTTCCACGGTGCTTTTAAAGAGGTCTGATACTTCTTTCATCTCTCTGGCGGATTCGATGCAAGACTCGCCTGTTCTTAGTTTAAATTGATGATTAGGACCGATGAGTTTTGTGTAGATGATCATAAGGTTTTATCTCCTGTTATGGGTTGTTAGTACTGAGGACTCGGGGCGTTTATATAACTGAGCATTCGAGATTGTAAAGCAAGGTGGGCAATTTCTAGCCGCTCATCTACCTCACTGCAGAAGTCTGGGAAGGTGATAGCTCGACGATTAGCGAACTTGCGCTTTAACTCTCCACCCACCTTGTAAAAGCCGAACTTCTTACAGAAACATATAGCGGCAAATTTTGCCTGCACTTTATAGTCGAAGTGAATGTAGAGCGCGTCCAGCATCAAGCTCATTGTGGGCATGGTGAAGGCTTCACGGATGACGGCGAAGTCCTGCTCCGAATATGAGGGCTGAGTGCGGATAAGTTGAGCAATGGATACACTTATAGAATTGTATTGAAAGCATAATTGTCTGGCGGTTTTTCTGATCATATTTTAATCCTGTATAATCCTGTTTAGGTCTCTACCATTTGTCTGGTGGAGTGAAGGCAGTATCGTACAGAATGAAATGAATGTCAAGCTTTTATTGTATTGAATATGAAAATATTTAAAACAGGCATTAAATCAATAGCTTGACATGAATATAAGAAAATACAATAAAATGTTAATTGTGTAAATTTTAAGGTATTTATATAGTATATACAGTACAGCAGTACAGATTTTAGCGTTTTCGTAGAAATGTCGAAAAGTTTAATCTAGTTTTTTCATTTTAGTGTATTTTTTGAAATTATGTCAAGCTCAACAATTTCAACCACTTACAAGCCAAAAAGTTTGACAACTTACCGAGTAAATACACTAAAAGGTTGACAGAACTTAACGCTATGCTCCTATTCACGAACTTTCAATAACTTACAAGTTGTCAAACTTGCATGTAAAGTACGATATTCATACTTAAAATACAATAAAATCATGTCAAGTCTAGTCCAATTTGACAAACTCTACAATGCCAAGTTGACAAGTTTTAACAGTATTAAATGCTAAGCTGTCAAGCCTGCGTAGTCTGTTTAGTCCTGTATCAAGTCACTATCGAAAGCCTGTCAATATAATATGTCTGTCAAGCTTATAAGACTGTCAAGCCTATAAGGATATCAAGCTTATAAGACTGTCAAGCTTATGATGTTTGGAGAGTGGGAAGTTAGTTAGGACTATGCAGGCTTGCTAGTCTGTCCTCACGGGCATTCAGCTAGTTAGCTGTCAGGACTGCCAGCCTCTCCACAAATATGAAGCACAGAAATGCCCTTATAAGCTGTCCAATTGGTCAGGTCAGTAGGGTAGGCAAGGGTCAAGCTTGCAAGGATAGAATGACGAATGACTGTAAAATCAAAGACTTGCGAGAGGGGTAATGCAATGCAGTATGGAGAGTAAGCTTGACAAGACGTGTCAGGTTGTGTGGCGTGTCAAGTGGGGGTGGCTTCCCCCCCTTTTGTCTAGCCGCGTGGGGGTATATATCCCACCCCCAATGAAAATTTTGCCTCCTGAAAATTCTGGGCAGGTCCTGAAAATTTTGCCTCCTGAAAATTCTGGGCAGGTCCTGAAAATTCTTGGAAGTACTTTTTATCACTCCCCCCCCCCGCCTACCCCACCTAAAAATTCTGGACACCCCCCTCTATCCCTACCTGAAAAATCTACCCTACTTCTAAAATCTTGACCTGCCCTGTTCCCAGAAGCTATTATCGAAAGATGGAAGACTTAGATAAATTTTTAGCAATCTCAAAACCCACCATGACTGCACGAGAAAAACTATTCGTGAAGGCTTTTGCTGGCGATACGGTATTTGCTTTGCGAACGGCAGGATATGATGGCAAGGAAGAATACCTGATTGAAGTAGGCAAGAATTTACTTGCCCGTGCTGATATCAGGATGGCGATTGTCGAAAACCTTAATAAGGCAGAAAAGAAAGAGACAGCGATTCTATCGAAGATTGAGCGCATGGAGCTTTTATCTGCTCTGGCCCGAAATGCTGACCCCTACGTAAAGCTAGTCAAAAACGAGTTTGGCATTGAAGACCTGCCCCCTCCACCATCTATATCAGAAAGGCTTAAGGCCATAGATATGCTTAATAAGATCGATGGAGAGTACACTAAGAATATTAATGTTAAGCATGAGTATTCCCTTAGCGAAATGGTGCTTCAGTCTTATCAGGATGACACTCTTCCGATTGATACTATCGAGGCGGAATATCTTAAGGTGCGTGATGCAGAAGTGGCAAGTATTGAGGCTCCTGAACCTGTACCTGAGACTAAAGGTTTATTCTTATGACAAGTCAGCCGAGTTCTTTAGATATTTTGATGGGTTATTCGCCTAATGATCTTTTGAGTGATCATCCAAGGGAAGTGCCTGCTCAAGACAAATCTTTAAACAAACATAAGAAGATGGGGCTGCAGCCGGTTCACAAGCTTAAGCTTTGGCGATTAAAGCCATGGTATTTCTTTGAAGAAGTACTTGGGATGAAGCTAGATCGCTGGCAGAGAAGGTTTGTAGAGAGCTTTCTGGTTAACGAGCGTACCGTTGCCATTGCATCGAAGGGTGTGGGTAAGACGAAGCTTTTAGCAGGTTGTGCTTTATACATGCTGACTCTTTACCATGAACCGAAAATTGCGGTCATGTCAGTTACCAAAGATCACCTTCGAGATAACTTGTGGGCGGAGATGGTTAAGTTCATCGAGAAGTCGCCCATCCTTAAGGCAAGCTTAAGTTATTCAGCTACTAGAATTGAGGTGAAGGGAAATCCTATTGCCTTTATTTCTGCAAGAAGTATTCCAAAAGGTGCCAACGAAGAAGAGATGAAAGGTGCTCTAGCGGGGCTTCATGCCAACGTCGTAGGCTTCTTCGTAGATGAGGCAGGTTCACTGCCAGATAGTATTTTTGATACTGCAGATGCAATTCTTGCCAACGAAAACCTAGACCCTAATATTCCTAAATTTGCGCGTATTTTAGTGTGCGCCAATGCCGAGCGACCTAAAGGGTTATTCTATAGAATTTACAACTCTAAGCGGTCAGGCAATCCTAGTGCTGAAGCTAAACAGTGGGAGATGATCAATATTTCTTCAGACCCTCAAGACCCAAATAGGGCGGAGAGGGTATCAAAAGAATGGGCCCAACAAGTTATTGATAAGTACGGTGGTAGAGAACATCCAGTTGTTAAAATTAACATCTTGGGAGTTTACCCAGATACTTCAGAAGAGCTCTTACTCGCAGAGTGGGAGATCGATGAGGCGATGAAGAGAAGCTATGAAGATGCCCATGTTAACCACATGGAACCAAGCATAGGGGTGGACGTTTCCCGTGGAGGAGATGATACCATTATCGCCACGAGAAGGGGCTTAAAAGGTTATCCATTCGTGAAAGTGGACCCTTCTGCAGATGGACCTGCAGTAGGAAGAGCAGTCAAGAGGGAAGCTTTTGCCCGTAAGGTGATGAAGGTAAAAGTCGATGGTACAGGTGGGTATGGTTTATCAGTTATTGATTATCTAAAAGCTGATGGCCAGTTGACTGTTATCTCAGTGATCTACAATAAAACCGCCACACGGCCAGATAGTTTTTCAAATATCCGTACTGAGATGTACGTGAGGCTTCGAGATTGGGTGAGAAATGGAGGTGCCCTACCTTCAGACCCAATGCTTAAAGAAGACCTACTGACACCTAAATTAAATATCCGAGGAAGTAGATTCGAGCTAGAGCCCAAGGAAGAAATCAGGAAAAGACTTGGCAGGTCTCCCGATAGGGGGGATGCTTTTGCCCAGACTTTCGTTGATTCTGATGAGCTCACAGAGGCAGCAGCTTCTACAGGAGAGCTTGATAAACTTCAGTTCGATGAGCTAGGCAATCGCAGGAGTCCTAACGAAGTCCTTCTGCTCATGACACTCAAGATGCGAGAATCACAAAATACTAGCTATCATATTTCGGATGACACGCAAGCAAATCGGATGTTAAACTCTAATCATCTATCATAAATAAAAGGATGCTAGATGGGACTTTGGAACCAGCTTACAGGTAAAGAAGATGCAGATAAGGCTAACAAAAAGGCGCGTCAAGCGCAAGAGGATAACTTTGCCAAAATCCGCCGAGAAGAGTATCAGTCTGCAGTAACTGCTTCTCAGTTAACTAACGCACTGCTTATGTCTGATATTGCAGATAATATGGCAGGACGTGGAATTACTGACGAGATCAGAGCCGATTACGAAAACCGACTGCAGCAACAAACCACATCTCTCGGACAACGAGAAAATATTGTAAATCAAGGTAATGAGATGCTTAACTACTTCGTAGGTGGCGGAGGTATTACTCGTACTAGAGGTAAAAACATCAGATATTACTCTGAGCTTACCTCATCGTTTAGTAATATGGCAGAGCAAAACAGACAAGAAATTGACCGAATTGAAGGTATTTTAGGCGTTTCAAACTAAGGATAATTATATGGCCAAGAAAACACGTAAAGTTGCAATGATGTTTGGGAAACAGAAAATAACAACTGACCCAATGATTGCAAAGAAAATTAAGTCTGGAGAGTTAAGCCCAGATACTCACATGGTTGACAAGAAAGCAGGGATGATCGTTCCTCGTAAGAAAGCCGTTGTAGGTGGAATGGGTATCCTTCCAAGTGCAACTTCTAATACTGCTATGAAAGCAGGAATCCCTTCTAATGCTGGCCAAGTTAAAGGTTCTGCAAGTGCAGGTATCCCATCAAATGCTGGGCAGGTTGCAGGGGCTTCTAAAGCAGGTATTCCATCTAATGCTGGCCAAGTAAAAGGTTCCGCAAGTGCAGGTATCCCTAAAGCTCAAATGGATGCAAAGATGGGGCAGGTAGCTGAGACTCTAGCACCATTTAAACAGAAGAGTATGCAAGCAGCTTCGAAGCTTATGGAGCTTACTCAGGCAATTGAAAGTGCTACTACAATGGAAGAGATCAATGCGATCAACGAGCAAATTCGTGCCTTCCAACTTGAAAACGCAAGCGGGGAATAATGGAACCATACATCTGCAGCCTATCTGAAGTAGAACATCTTCGAGCAGACATGGTTAATGAGCTTAATATGCTTTTACCAGAGTTCAGGCTTGCAGCATGTTTCGTTAACCCAAGAGCGATCAAAAACGGTAGCGAGAAACTTCACCGAAAACTAGAATCGAAAGTCTTTAAGAATAATGCGGCTATGGCACTTCGTACTGCAACTGCAGGTATGTTTAACGGTGCCAGTCCTAAGACGCGAGCATGGTTCGCCTCTATGGTTACAAACCCTTTATCGGCAAGAAATACTAAAGTAAAACAGTTTCTTAAGAATGAAGATGATATCCTCTCAGAGAACTTTAAAGTAAACAATACTTACAGGGTTCTCCCCCTTATTTACCGTGACACCCTGACGTTCTCGACGGGTGCGGCAATGATTTTGCCTCACGAGATTTATGGGTTCTGGCTATATCCTCTGGCCATTGGAACTTACTCTTTTGCATGTGATGCAGAAGGAAGACCTGAGATGTTCTGCAGAGACTTTGTCTACACTGTTAAGCAGGTAGTAGATACTTACGGAACTTACAATGACGATGGAAGCATTGACTGGACAAACATTCACCCATTCGTGAAGTCTTGTTATGAGAAATCTCTATACAACGAAAGAGTTTATTTAACTTCAGTAGTTGTCCCAAATAAAAACTTCAATCCGTTGAAGCAAAACCTTCTTAATCCTTTAGACCGAAAGTTCCACGCATACACGTACATCCAAAGATTTGCGACAGCGAGCGGGCAACTTTCAACTCTTTCTATTCGAGAGACCAGCAGAAATGGAAGTCGTGGCACTGGCGACAGAATGAAAGATTTCACAAGAGTTTCAGGGTATGACTATTTCCCTGTGATTATTTCACGGTGGGAACTGCAAGCGGAAGAAAATTTTGGGACAGGAGGTTCCACTCAACTTGCGCTTGCAGATATTATGACTTATCAAGAAATGCAGCGTAAGAGACTCAATGCCATTGATAAAGGTATTTCACCTCCAATGGTGGCCCCTGCTACTCTTAGAAGACACCAATCTTCTATTCTTGCAGGAGGGATTACTTACGTCGAAAACATGGAAGCTGGCGCAGGATTCAAACCCGCTTTTGAAGTGGATTTCAAGGTTGCGGATCTTATCGGTGACATGGCCGAATATAAAGAGATCATCGACGAAGCTTATTACGTAGACCTGTTTAAAATGCTTATCGGGCAAGATTTAAAGTCACATATTTCTGTTCAAGAGATCAATGCTCGTGCAGGTGAGAAGCTTCAATTGTTAGGCCCTGCTTATAACCAGTGGGACTTTGATATTGGAAGTGTTCTTATTTCAGATGCAAGACATTTACTTAAGAAAGCAGGAAGACTTCAACCACTTCCAAAAGAATTGATCAATGAAGATGGAAGAAGTGATGTTCGTATTGAGTATGTTTCTACCCTCGCCCTAGCTCAGAAAGCTGCAAACTTAAATACAATGGAAAGGCTTCTAGGAGTAACAACTCAAGTGGCCCAAGCCACTCAGGACCCTTCGATCATGAAGCTTGTGAAAGCTGAGAAGTTTGTTCGTGAGTATGCAGACAGCATTGGATATGACCCTAACCTTCTTCTTACTGAAGACGAATACGAACAAGAAAAAGCTAATAACGCTCAACAACAACAAATGATGCAGCAGCAAGCTCAACAAGCTCAAGGAGCAGAGATTGCTAAGACATTGTCAGAAGCTAAAACTGGACAAGGTTCTATGCTCGATAATATGCTTCAAGCCACAGGTATTTAATGAAAAAAGAAGATATTCAATTCATGATGAGGACAGCAAACGGACGCGCAGTAATGTGGCGTATGCTGTCTTTTTGTGGAGTTTACGATCAAGTTTCAGGAACACATGCTGAAATGCTTTTACTCGAAGGCAAGAGACGTGTAGGCCTACAAATAATGGCATCTATTGTGGAGCAATGTGAAGACGAATTCTTTATAATGATGAAAGAAGCTAAAACAAAATCTAAGGAGATTGAAAATGAGCAAGAAAGTAGAGACACCGAAAACAGAAGAAACTACGAAAGTGGACGAGACTTCGACTACGGCCAACACTTCGGACTCGACGAAGCCGACAGAGAAGACGGAGAGCTCTTTATCTGATGGAGGAGTAATTGCAGCCGCTTCTGATGAAGTTGTGGTAGAGGACAATCCTGCAGAACAGAAACCCGCAGAAGAAGGTGACAAGCCTGCAGAAGAAAAGCCTGCAGAAGAAAAACCTGCAGAAGTCACTATTGAGCCATACGAATTAGAGCTATCAGAAGAAAGCCCTATTACTGATGAAGAATTTGATGAGATCGTGGAGTTCGCAGATAAACATAAACTGACAAAAACTGAAGCGGAGAACTTAATTAAAATGCGCGAGAGCTCACATGAAGCTGCTCATAAGCAACTTGACTTGCTTCAAACTCAAAAGATTAAAACATTGCAAGAAGAGTATAAGAACGACGCAGAGCTGCACACTCCTGCAAATAAGAACTATATTAAGCAAGCCGTTCAAGTTTTTGGGAACGATCAAGAGTTTAAAGACCTCTTCAAAGACCCTTCGATGAACTATAATACTAAGCTTGCCAAGTTTTTAATTAACGTAGGGAAGAGGGTTGCAGGCATCGACGATACTCTAGGAAAAGGGAAAAGTACTGCTGCAGATAAGGTTGTAAAAGACCCTGTAGTCGAAGTGGCAGGAAAATTTTATAAGGGAATGTAAAAATAATAGTTGACGCAATTTAGTAATTGGAAAACAATTAGTTAATATTAGTAAATTGCAAACTTAACAAAGGACGTTGCAATGCCAGTCTTATCACAAAATTATTATTCTTTTAAAGACCTTGCTATTCAAATGGGCAAGGATATGTCAGAGGCGGACGTTATCAATTTGGCTTCACGTAACAAGCCAATCATTGAAGACGCACTAGCTTTACCATGTAATGACGGAACTAAGCATAAGACTCTTATTAAAAAAGGTCTTCCTACTTATATGCTCAAAGCCCTTTACGGCGGTGTTCCTGCTTCACGCGGAAACAAAATGTCTGTAGAGGACACTTGTTCAGTAATTGCATCTGCCTCAGAAATTGAAACAGACTATATTGATATCTTCGAAAAGGCAGAAGACAAAAAGTCTGCTCGTCTTGAAGAAGCAGTTGACCACATTGAAGCTCTTGGACAAGGTGTTGAGGACCTAGTTATCTATGGTAACTCTGCAACAAACCCACGCGCTCCAAAAGGACTTGTTCAACGATATTCTGACCTTACGGCAGAAAATGGAAAGAACATTATCCACGGTTCAGGAAGAATTGCAGCGTCTGACGACTGTACTTCAATCTGGATGGTTACTTGGGACCGCTCTACTTGTCACTTGATTTACCCTAAAGGTGCTACTGCAGGAGTATCTCAGAAAGACAACGGGAAGATTCCTGTTCAAGGCCCAGAAGGTACTTACTTTACTTACCGCGACGATTTCTCATGGCATGTAGGGGTAACTCTTCGTGACTGGAGATATGTAGTTCGTATCGCAGGGGTTAAAGTTGATGCTCTTGAGTCTTTCGTAAATGCTCAAAAAACATTTAAGTATTTCTCAAGCGGAGTAAATAAAGTAACAGTTGAACAAAACTTCCTTGATTCTACAGATGCAGAAGTTGAATCAACACTTACAGCTACTGCTGAAAACATTGTAGGGCTTTTCAAGCTTGCGTACTACCAGTGGGAAGGTCGTAACCAACAAAAAGGTAAATCATTTATCTACGCAAATACTCTTGTAGTAGCCGCGCTAGATTTCATGGTTGATATGGGTATGGCAGGATTTACTCGCTCTGAAGTAGAAAACGGTTCAGAAGTACTTAAGTTTAGAGGAATCCAGATTCGCGAAACTTCGGCAATCTTGAACAACGAGGATGCTCTACTTTAAGTAGGGCATTCAACTTTATAACTTAAACTTTTTAAAGGCGGAAAATATGTACCAAGATTTACAATCAACCTTCTCTCAGGCTCAAACAGTTGTAGGAGTAGCGGCTACGCCCATTCTCTCTACTAATGTTCTTGATATGGGAGCTCCGGCCAATACTCCTCGATTGGCATTAGCGCAAAACGCTTATGTTAATGACTTCGATGCTGCTTTAATCCCTCTTGAGGTTGCAGTTGTTGAAAACCTTGTAGGAGCTTCGGGCGGTGTAAGGGTAGAAGTTCTTCAGTCAGCAGATGCGAACATGGGAACGCCAGACGTGCTTTATACTTTCGTAATTCCGGCAGCGGATTTCAAGGTTGGGTACCGTTTAGCAATCCGTCATTTACCTATGGGCATTAATAAGCAATATGTATCTCTGAGATACACTCCGCTTACTTCGGACTCAACTAAAGGTAAAGTAACGGCTTTCATCCCGACAGCTAAAGACTTCAACTAATCAAAAATTCAAACATAGCCTAGAAGGGAAACTTTCTAGGCTAAACTCTAACAGGAGCTATCCATGAGCGAAACACACATTACTATTTCAGGTACTTGTAAATCTCCAGCGTACAGAGGGAATATCTACTATATGGCAGGAGATAAAATTACTTACTCATACCCAATTGCTAAGGGCTCAAAAGGGCTTCCAGCATGGTTAGAAATTTCAGAAGACTCTCTTGAAGAGTTAAAGAAAGCAGAGAAAAACCTTAAATCTGAAAAAGCAGAAAAGGTTAAAGCAAAAACTTCAGCTAAACCTTCAAGCAAAGTTGAACAATCTCTAGTCTAATTTTTTAAATAATGATAGGGTTAAGTTATGAATCGAAACGAGATTGCTAATTTAGCCCTATCAATACTTGGTCAAACAGTTCCTGTAGGCGACTTTGACTCTGATGCTACCGTACAAGGTAGAACTATTAAACAGTGGTTTGCCGTTTCACTTTATCAATTATTAAGAATGCACCCATGGGCTTTTGCTACTTCGTACGCAGCCTTACCAGTCGGGCTTTCAAGCCCTTCGTCTGGATATACTAATGCTTACCAATACCCTGTAGGGGCCCTGATAATTAGAAGGCTTGCAGAAGCTGGAAACTTCCCTATGACGGAATTATCAGAGGAGTATGCTCGCAGATGGAAAGAAGTTAACGTAGGAACTGGCACAGAAATTTGGACTAATGTTCAAGAAGCTCATGCGGAGTTTACTGTTAAAATAAGCGTAGATTACGACTTTCCAGAGCACTTTGCCCTAGGTCTTGCACACAAGCTTGCAATGAATATAGGGCCTAAAATTATATCAAATAAATGGCCTCAGATGCTCAGTACTTTCATACCTGAAGGTAATGCAGAAATTCAAAGGGCCATTGCAGATGATCTTTCGATGCAACCTGAAACAAGGGAGATGGATTCATCTTTTATTCAAGTAAGACAAGGATACTAAGCTTATGGCAAATAATGGAGAAGCCCGTCAGTATTCATTCACAATGGGGGAAATTTCCCCTGAGAAATACTATACACCTAACGAAGTAACTTATCAGCAAGGTCTGGCCAAGGCAGAAAACGTAATTGTTAAAGCCTCGGGGGGAATAGCAACTCGCGCAGGTACTGTATTTGACGGGACACTAGATTGCGGATTAACTGCAACTGATGCCCAAGTTCCTCATGAAATATCTTTCCAGCATCCAGTAACTAAAGCTTTTCACAGGCTTACTTTTGAGCAAATACCTATAACAGGTGGACACAAGATACTTATTGACGGTATCGACGTAATGGGGGAGCTAAAAAGAAAAAATTATCAAGGGTTCCCTACTTTTGCAGGCCAAAAAATTGTAATTCCTGACGATGTAAAACTCTCATTTACTATGTCAGGGGAATATCTAGTAATAACTCCTGCATTAAGGCTATACGCAGATAGTTTTTCAGGGTACCCAGACTTAGAATATTTTGCAGGCGACTCACTTTCGGGGTACTACACTGAGTCTGTAATTGCTATAGCTTTCTCAAAACCTTTTAGTTATGCAGGATATTATACTCATAACAATGGTATGCGACTTATTGCCAATTTTGGGGGGCAACTTACTTATCCTTTTAGAGGCATAGAGCCTAACCCTTTAAAAATTACTGCATCTGGGGTTGGTACTCCTCCTGCAACAAACAGCCGAGTTTCTTACATTGTAACCGCAACTAGAAAAGATGGTACGGAAGAAATATTTCTAGCTGTTAGGAGTAATGACACTGCCTCTTCTCCTATAACTTCGGCATTACATATAGTATCCACTCAGTACGTGGACCCCGCTTCGGCAGGAGCATTATTCTTTCCAGTATCACCCTACAGAACTTCTTTAAAAATTGAAAACATTTGGTTGTTTAAAGATTTAGAAGGCTTACCAAAAGTTAAGTATTTTAGTATTTATCGAGGAGTCGAAAACGACCCTAATTATACAACTTCTTTTAGCCTAGTTAATCGGTTTCCAGTATACAAAACTTCTTCAGATACCTTTACTATCAACTTTACTGATTCAGGTGAGAGCGACCCTTCTATTGGTCCTCCAATAGATCGTTCGTTTTTTATTCAGACCCCATCAATCGTAGAGCTTGATGCGAATGTGGCAGTATCTACTTTCTCACCAAACAAAATAGTATCTGCAGCTTTTTACCAGTCAAGATTATTTGTGGCTCTTAATAAATCTGAAAATTTTGATAATGAAGCTACTACCTCTAACACTATTATTGCTTCGAAGCTTAATGCTCCTGAGCAATTTGCATTACCTTTAATCACGAATCCTGCGGAAGCTTTTACCTTCCAAGTCCCCGAGGAATCTGGGGGATATTTAACTCACTTAGCTGCATCGGCGAGACTTATCTCCTTTACGAATCAGTCCGTATTTGTATTTATGGGAGATGAGTCAGGAACTTTATCTCCACTGGTTTTAAATCCCGTTAAAGTTTTTCAAGTAGGCTGCAAGCCCGAAGTCGCTCCATGTACTTTTGGTGAGTACACTTTCTTTGCAATGGAAGGAGTACCTAGTATTGGATTCATAAGAATTACTTCTCAGGGAGAAATTTCTTATGGGGACGCACTACCTATTTCGAGACATATTTTCGAAGATAAGGGTGATGAAATCATTGCCATGAAAATTCTCAATGGTCCTGACACTTCTCAGATTAGAGCTCAAATTCTTACTCAAAGAAATCGTCTTGTAGAGCTTACAGGTACTGATGGGGTATTTGGCCTTAGCCAAGTTATTCATAACCCAGAGAATGGAATTCAGCCAGTCGCTTTGATTGAGAATAAAATACCTCTTAACTACAATTCATTAGCAGAAAGTGTTGGAGGAGTTTTCTATAGAAGAAATTTCTCAGGCACTAAATACTTGAGACTGCCGTATTCAAATCTTACGGTAGCTAATAACTCTTCTAAGCTTTTTAACCCTTATGTAGACTTCTCAGTAAGAGAAGGGTTCTTTGATTCAGGAATTGGATGGCAGCCTTTAGGTGCATCAGGTTCCCTTCCTACCGCTAATAGTTTCTTTATCGATGCTAACCCTAGTTCGGTAGCTTATTTTGGTTCTGGAATTACTGACTGGTCTCAGGGAGAATCACTACCTATTGAAGTTAAATTCGATAATTCAATATTAGATTCTCTTATTCCTGACCAGTATGAAGCTGTAGAGAGAAGCTTTGCTTTAAAGCTTTACATGATTGACTCTGACGGAAATGAGCAAGTTATTACTGGAGTACTTTCTACAGTAGGAGTAGGCCCGTATACCTTAGTATTTGACCAAGAAGTTCCAGTATTATTTAGAGATAAATTCTTTAAAATTTATTGCTCAAGTGAGCAGTATTCTAATTTTGAAAGCCCTGATTATAAAGACGGGGTAACAGGGCTTGCCCTTATTGCGGCCAATAAACTTTTAGTTCCTGCGGGATACAACAATGGTTATTTTGAGGCAGTTGCCGAAGCCAGAAATATTCCGGTACTAGAAAATGCAGAAGTGCCTATAGGTCTTTTTGCAGACGGTGAAGTCGTAAGTGATCTGACAGAAGACGTTCCTTCAATCAAAGCAGTATACCTCGATAGAGGAATAGATGGATTTTTCTGGGAAGTAGATTTTAATGGAGCATACTACTCAGCCATTAACTTAGGGGTACCTTTTAGAAGTGAAGTCCAGACTCTCCCTGTAGAAGTGGCAGTGGGGCAAGGTGATTCAATCTCTGATGCTGGTAAGCTTATTTCTGCAGTATCAGTTTCGGTGTACCGTACAGATGCGCTCCTAGTAGGTGAGATCGATCAGCCAGAAGAATACTTCACAGATATTGATTTTACGGATGGCGTAAACCCTAACAAGCTTATTAAATTCAATGGTGTGAAAGAGTATAATTTTTCTTCTAGTTGGAATAAGCATGGGATGATACGCTTAAGAAACAAACCTTTTAGGGGATTCTCAATTTCGAGTATTATCCCTAAAGGAAATGTGAGCGTGTAATATGGGACTAAGAGACGGATTAAATACAAGTTCAGAAATAAAAACTATTTCGCCTAATACTAGGCCTGCAACCCAGCGCAGAGAGATACCTAGCTTACTTGACTCAACTGCACCACTAATTAGAACATCAAGTGGTAAAGCCCCTGAGAATTCTTATACTCAAGCAGGAGCAAAATCTGCAGCTATTTCGGGAGGTCTTGCAGGGCTTTCAGCACTTCAAAGTATCTCGAATGCACAGTCAGCTTACGATTCCTTAAAAGAGCAAAATAAGATCAACGCGATGGAGCTTGATCGTGCAGAGGGGATTATCCTTCAGCAAGGAAGTCAGGCCATACTGGATATGAAAAGAGCAGGAGAGGAAAACTCTGTCTCTGCTCAGTTAGCTTTAGCTGCTCAAGGGCAAAACCTTAACTCGGCAGGAGCTCAGAAAACTTCTGAATCTTATGAAGCTATGGGTGTGTATAATGCCATGATTGAAGAAATTAATATGATGAGAAGCGTGTACGATATTAACTTCCAACGAATTGAAATGAAACGTGCAGAAGGTCTTGCAAAAGCTCAGAAGAAAAATGCAGTATTCTCAGGAATATTATCTACTGCGGCTGCGGCTGCAGGAGGCTATTTCGGAGGAGCGGCAGGAGCGCAGGCTGCAGGTGGGATTACGTCTTCGCTGACTTCTCAAGATTTTACCGCAGAGTAAAGGGATAAATATATGGGCCTAAGATCACCGCAACAACTAGAAAAAGCTAAAGCTGAAAAAGCAAGACCTAATCAAACAGAGGTTAAAGCTTTTCAAGATACTTCAGTTACTGATGCGCTCAATACTGGAATGCAGAGCTATAACGTCCAATTTAACCGAAACTTAAGAAAAACTACTGCAGCTAAAACTTCTTTCAAGAATCAAATTAACCGTGTGGCCAAAGAAGCCGAGGCACGTTTAGGCGGACTTCAAGGTGATGAAGTTATTTCGAAAGCTCCTAAGATTTTTGAAGAGACTCAGAAAGAATATAAAAAGCTTTATGAGACGGTACCTCCTGAACTTCAAGGCGTTTTCGCTGAAGAAAAAGACAGGGCAGATATCAGTCTTAACTCCAAGTATATCGTAAAAAGTTACACTGAAGAGACTAAGAGACTTGAAGCTATTTCAGCTCAGAATATTAAAACTGCCATGGACGAACTATCGAATAAGATATCTCTTGTCCAAGATGGGAACCAAGGAACTGCGGTTGAATTCAGGCAAAAAATTGGTGAGCTCGATGCTTCTGTAAGGGACTCTTTCATCAACAAAGGTTTTGATGTAAACCTTCGCGCAGAAGAATTAAAGCAAGAGCAAACCAAGGTTAGATCAAAAGCACTCTTACAAGGTATCGAAACTTTTGCTTCAAGTAAGAGAACAGACCTTATTGATATCGCTCAGAAGACTTTTGATATTTATGGTGACTCTCCTGAGTTCATGACTCCTGCTGATAAGGAAGCTGCTTTCAAGGCTTTAAATGCTGGCAGACAGTCAGCTAAGGGCGAGATTGCGTATTCTCTTGCAGAAGATGCCATCAAAGCTTTACCAGCCAATGCAAGCCTTTATGAGCTTGAGAGTGTTATTTTTAAAGGTACTCAAGACGCGAGCATTGTAACCATGGCCAATGGTGTGGTTAGAGAGCTTTATAACTCTCGTGAGCGCGCGAAGAAAGATCAGCAGATTCAGCTTTTAAATGATGTGACTTATGACCTAAAAATTGGGAAGCCCGAAGAAGCTCAGAAGAAACTTAATTCAATCACTGATGCAGAGACTTATAAAAAAGCCGTAGATGCTTACAATGAAATGTCTCGTGGAAATATTATATCTAACCCTGACACGGTCACAAGACTTGAGCAGATGTTCATTCGCAGACCCGAAGATTTCGACAGAGTGGACCTTAGTAAAGAAATGCTATCTAATCGTGATCGTCAGATGTTCGAAACTAAAAAGCAGATTGCTGCCAAGAAAAAGTCTGACTCAAGATATGGACTTCTTACAGGCGCGTATGAAGATAATATTGTTAACAAAACTTTAAATATTGTATCTGACCTTCAGTTTGGTTCTCGTGGAGAAGCCATGCTTCCGAAAGAGCGAGCAGAGAACCGCCTTAAGATTATGTCAGAGTATTACGCAGTACTTGCTGAAAACCCTAATGAATTTAACCAAGATGTGATCGCAAGAAAGGTACTTGATAGAGTTCGTGGAGGACTTTACAAAACTCAACGCCCTAAAGTATTTGGTATTGATATACCTAACCAAATTAATTTAGGTCCTGTTTCTGTACCTATCCCTATGAAAGATGAAGTCGTTCCAAACCCTGACTTTGCCTTGGATGCAGAGCTTGTCACCCCCGAGGAGCTTCAACGCGCTAAACAGCGTTATCCTCAATACAGTGATGAGTTCTTAAAGGACAAGATCAAAGTAATTAAGAGAAGACAAAAAACTGGTAATTAGGTTATCTTTATATCAGCACCTAAAAACTAGGATAAAGATATGAACACGACCGAATTTGACGCAGCACTTGAAGCAGAACTTACTCCCGTTCAAGAAGATTTTGATGCCCTTCTCGATGCTGAGATTAACCGTCCAGATGAAAAATTTGATGCACTCTTAGATTCTGAGATGAAGCAAGTGGTGGACTCGGAAGAGACTACGACTAAGATTAAGTCAGTCATGAGCGGCTATGATAGATTTCAGGCCAACACAAAAACAATTCAAGATATCTCTACAACTTCTAATGGGGCCATGCCTCGTGAAGACGTTAACCGCTACTTACAAAATGCAGATGCCAAGACTCTCCAGTTAGAAGCAGACCTTCCAAATCTTATCAGAAGAGACAAGGCAGTTGCTAAGTTCGCAGGGGAGTCAAAAGAGAATCTTGAAATTCTTAAGAATAATTATATTCCTCTTCAGCAATTAAGTGCCAAGGCAAAAAGTATTGCTAATGGTTCTGCAATTTCTAACACTGAAAAGATTTTCAATCAGAACATTGCAAACATCACTGCAGTTTATAATGCCGTTTCATTCCTATCGAACAATAGAAGTCTTGAAGAGTTTGCATCAACTGCAAATGTTCTTAACAAGAAGAAAAAAGACAATCAAATTACAGGCCCTGCCGTAGAGAAATTTGAAAAGTTCTGGAAGGATGACGAAGCAGGCTTTACTGACTTTGTTAAAATGGTATGGGAAGACCCTAATACTGCAGTCGCAGCCTTTCAAGAAGCTGCCACGGCTGCCTCAAGTGTAGGTGCCAGCATTGCAGGAGGCGTGGCCGGAGCAACTGCCGGAGCGGCTGCAGGCCCTGTGGGTGCAGCTAAAGGTGCAGCCCTTGGAGCAGCAACTCTTAACGGCCTTGCAGAATTTGGCGGATATGTTAGCCAAGAGTTGGAAGAAAACTATACATTACCTAATGGTGAGATCGATCTCGATAAGCTTCGTGCGGATAAAAACTTTGTTAACAGAATGCGCTTTGAAGCATCTGCCAAAGGTATCTCGACTGCAGTTGTAGAGCTATTTATTGGCAAGGCAGTTGGCGGTCTTGGAGGCAAGGTTGTAAAGTTTGTTAAGCCAGAACCTCTTAAGGCCATTGTTAATTCGCGAGTGGCCAAGGCAGCAGGAAGTGCAGTTTCTGAATTTGCTGAAGAGGCAGGAGGAAGCATCACAACTGAGACAGGGATGGATGCTTATAAAGGCAGACTGACTCCTAAGAAGTTTGCACAGAATGTAACTCAAGGGGTGAGAGAAGGTTTATCAGGGGCCATACTAGGCGGGGCTTCTTCGGCTGCAGGTGCAGCTTATTCGAGCACTCGCTCAGGAGTGACAAACCTTTTATCTGACAAAGGTAAAGCAGAACAAGCTTTTACTGATTCAGAAAAAGCAGATAAGGCCAAGGCATTTACTAAGTCTATCTACGAAGTACAAAACCAGATTGATCAACTTAATCTTTCTCCTGATAAAGCAGAAGAGCTTTTAAGCCAGTCAATGCAAAATGAAATAATGTCTGACCTATCCGCTAACTCGCAGGAAGGGCTAGACACTGACGAAAACAATCAAGTTCTTATTCAGCTAGATATGCTTGAAGCTGAAGCAGTGCTTGGGCAGAAGACTGAAGACTTTATTAATTCACTTCCATACGAAATCCAAGACCAAGCTAGAAAGAACTTGGATGAAGGCGGATTCACTGAAATTCCTGCTAATATTTTCGTGGCGAGGACGATGCAATATCCTGCAATCGTACCTCTAGGTGTTCATCCTGAGCTTGATATCCATGCCCACCAAGCAGAGGAAATTCATCAGAGACTTGAGAAAGAAATCGAAACTCTCATGGCCCCAAAAGCTGAGAGTGCTAGAAAAAGATTAGAAGGTGAACAAATTGCTAGGACAGTTCTTGAGCCCATGGCCGGAGTAACTATCCAGATATCTGACGAGAACACTCTGGTTATTAATAACAATGGTGAGTCTCAGACTTTAAATCTTTACCAAGAAGAGTCTGCAGAAGAATATGCTCAGGTGTCAGATGCCCTTGTAAAAGGTGTCCTAAAAAGAATGCCTAATATTCTTTCTGAGAATCCAGTCTTCATTGAGAACCTTACAGGGATTGCAACTAGAACTTTGATCAAGAGAGCAAAAGTCTTAGGAGTTTCAGCTTCTGATTTAACTGACTCTCTTGTGATCAATTATACTGACCCTCTAGCTTACATTGCTTACACAAGAAATACTATTCCTTCACTTCCATCAAATATCAAAACGCAAAGATATAATATTGGAAGCACTACAAATACTCTGACGGTTTTTCATGAAATAGCTCACTATGTTCTAAACGGAATGGCAGAAGATAAAGCTTACCTACTAGGCTTAACTGAGATCAATGAAGAGCAAGCCGATTACCTCGAAGTAATTAAGGCCACGGAAGTTTTCTTAGGCGTAGATGATATCATCTCAGCTATTGAATTCCCAAGCCAAGAAGTTGTAGTTCGTCACCCTAACCCTAATTACAACGATAAAGGGAAGCTTAATAAAGAAGGCCTTGTCGTTAGAAATCAGTCAGGGGATAGACTAAATCTAAGAACTATCACTCATGAAAAATTTGCAACAACTATGGAAAGATTCGTCCTTACAGGCGAGCTTCCGGCTGAGAGCTCTGAAGAGTTTGCAAAGATTTTCCTTTATACTAAAAATACTTTCGAAAGAGATACTGTCCACTTAACTAGCCCTGAGCTTTCTAATGTCGCAGTAGAGTACACGAATGCAGTGGCACCTAATGAACAAGTGGCAAAGGTCTTTGGAAGTGTTTATAACGTAGCAGAAGACTTCCTCACACGCGTGACAAAGCTTTTCAATTTCCCTCAATTGCCTGTTCAGCTTTTAGGAGCTAAAGGTCCTGAGATTATTCAGAAGCTCTCAAGTGTTAAGTACAAGCTTATCGCTCAGGAGTTCGTGAAATTTTACAATAACCAGACTAAGGTTCGTAATGCCATTCAAGGCTTAATGCTTAAGAGATTAACTGATGAGGAGATACGCGGGGCCATAGTTCTTTCGGAAGCTCCAACTGTTAATAAAGTACTTGACCTTATTGATCTGGGGTTAATTGGTAAGATTAGAAAGACTGATTTAAAAGCAAATGGAGCTTCAGATTACCTAAAGGTTGTACTTGATCAGTTCACGGAAGATCGTGCAGACACGAGACTAGATGACGTGGCCAGTATGCTTGGTGTGACAGATGCAGAACTTTTAGTTGCATTAAGCAGTGAAGCCAATGATATCTCTAAGAAGGTTTTAGGAGATATCAGAGATACAGTTTTCAAGTCAGACCCTACATTAAAGAATGATCAGCAAATCAAAGAAGAGTTTGAAAAAGGTATTGCGAGAGCTCTGCCAACTCTCCTTAAGAGACAACTTAAAGATATCACTTCTCAGTACCCTGTTCAGATTAGAGAGTTCTTAGCAGTCATGAATAGACAAGCTCCTCAACTTCGAGGAAGCTATGGCAAAATGCTTAAGGCCAAGGCACTTAATACTATCCTTAGCATGAATGCAAGACAGGTAACTTTTACTAGATTAATGAACAAAGTAAAGCAGGCAAATGCTTCGGTTATTTCAGCCTTTACTTCGGGAAGATTAGAAGCTTCTCTCCAAGCTAAGGAAGAGGAAGTACTAGCTTCTTACGTACTTAATCAGGGTGTAAAGTTAAAGCCTAAACTTGATAAGGCCATTGCTAATATTAGAGACTTCAGTAAGGCCACGACAGTAACTTCTGAAACCAACGAAGCTCCTGAAATCGTAAACCATATTAGAAGAGTAATCTTTGCCATGGCCCAAGGGAAGAAGGTTGAAGACTTCATACCAGTCACTCAGCAAAAATTTGATGAGATGGTTTCAGATGCTAAAGATGCCTCCCCCGAATTAGATGTTCAGGACATTGAGCAGGCACTTAGAAGTAAAGTAACTTTCGTAGAGTCGAATACTTTCTCTTCAATGAGTCGGGGGGAAGTAGACTTTTTAAATAACCAAGTTAGAAATCTTTTTGCCAATGTAGACGCTGTAGGCCCTGCAGCCGTTAGCTCTCTTCTCATGACTGATGAACTTGTAAAAAGAGGAAGATTCTTTGCCAAGAGAGTGAGAGAGAATGAGCTTGCTATTCGTGCAGGTGAGAGGGCTATCGTAGCTCAGTCACTTATTTCAGACTTAGAGAAGGTTCAAAGAGTTCTTGACCTAAGAGCTTGGGGACCATTCCAGTTTAGAGATATTCATGCAGTCTTTAGAACAATGTACAAGACTGATGAGGAGTATATTGCCTCACCTATTTACGGTTATATTGAAACAATTATTAATAAAGAAGCAGAGCTTACAAGCGAGAAAGCTGAGATTAATCAAAAGCTTTATGATGCTTTCGCGATTCCTTTTAAGTCAAACATTGGATTTATCAAAGGCCTTCTAGGTAAGTACTCTCTTGATGAATACCCGTCTGAGTACTCTAAGCCTATTAAAGCCATTAACATGAATTTCACTTTTGAAAATAAAGGTGAGCTTTTAACTGCACTTTTACTTGCAGGTTCTGAATCAGGCCGAGACAAGTTTCTTTTATCAAATGGTATCATCAACACGTCAGACTTTTCAGGACTGAGTGGTGATGAGAAAGCAATGTTTGCAGACTTTGATATTTTCTATAATCAGGGAATCCTTACTGATGAGGATTTACTCGCAGTCAATAAAGTCTGGGAAGTGATGGCAGAGCTTTACCCTAAGATCAAGGAAGTTCATCGTCGTCAGAGAGGGATATCAGTAGGTAAGATTGAAGCTTCTAAGTTTCGTGTAGGCCCTATAGAAATGACAGGGGGTTATTATCCTGTAGGTTACAAGCAATCAAGCAAGCTTGAAATGTCTGATGAAGTTGATAAGCAAGTTAAATTCTTAAATTCATTCTATGGTCTTTACCGCTTAATGCCTGCGAATATGACTAAGACAAGAGCGGATTCTATTGGCCCTACGCCAGTAAATCTAAGTCTTAATAAAATCTCAAGCTATATCGATGTGGCACTTAGAACTTATTACCTCGAAGAAGCATTGGATAACTTTGCTTCAGTCATGAATGATGATCAGGTTGAACTTCTACTTAAAGAGAAAAGAATTGGAGCACTGGCCCCAAGAAGAACTGACCGTAAAGGTAGAACTCACGAAACAGGAATCATCAATTCATTCATCAATACTGTACGAAATCAGTCAGTAATTGACACTTCTGATGCTTCAGCATTTAGCCGCTTTGCCACTGCAAACCTGCCAATGATTCAATACGCAGTAGGTTTAACTTCAAGTATTGTGAACTATACGTCTGGCCTTGTACCGCTTTTCACTCAGATTAATCCTAGATTAGTTTTACAAGAAGCCTTGATAGGAGCAGCTACTCTTGGAAATGTAGGGGTAGACCCTTCAGCAAAATCTAAATACATGCGATCTCGCGAAGCTCAGTTTGTCAGGTTTTTCATTGATTCAGAAAACTCTATCGAGCAAGTTTATAATAGCTATGATCAAATTCAAGAAAAGTATGTAAAGCCTTTCAGTTTTTTTCTTATGAAAAACTCTCAGAGAGTTCTTGAGGTTGTTGCATGGAGAGCAAGCTACAATGATGCCCTCTCAAAAGGGAAAACAGAAGCTGAAGCCGTAAGGTCTGCAGATTTTAATGTTAGAGCAGTGGTCTCAGGTTACGAAGCCTCTGCAGCTTCTCAAGCCCAAATAGGGGGTTACTATGTGAAGCTTGTGAACATGGCGTCTCTTCACTTGTACTCAGGACGCAGACAGATGTTTGCAGCTTATAACCGTGAAGGAAATCGAGTTCTCAGAAACTTATCCGCTTTTGCCACTGGAATTGCTATCGCGGGGATGACAGGGTTTTTAGATAACGCAGTTAGAAAAGCCTTGACTGCCTCAAGCAAACTTTATGTGCCTGAAGAGGAAGAAGAAGAACTCGCGCGACTTGCAACTCTTAGTTCTTTCTTAGGATATGCTACAGGTCCATACGGAAGGCTTTTAGACTTTGCATCTCCATACACTCCTTCAGCTAACCCTCTAGTAAGTGCCATCAATTCTTCAAGAGTAGGTCTTAAAGCGATTTACAATGGAGCTTTATGGGCACCTTATCCAATGACTCCTGCAGAGAAAAAAGGAATACTTACAGGGGCTTCATTCCTTACAGGAATCCCATTCACTTCAGCCTCGAAGATGGGGGATATTCTTAATTTACTTAAGTCCGATGCTGAATTATACTCAGAAGAGTACGAAAGAAATGCTATAAGAATCCCTTATAAGAGAATGGAAAAGATGAAAAAGGGGTTTTAATTTAAGGTAGAAAAATGACCATTGCACTTAACACACCTTCATACGTTCATTATATTGGGGCAGATAACCTTAAAATCTACCCGATACCTTTTCCTACGTTTGAAAACAATACAGTGCAAGCGTTTCTTTTCAGGCCGTATCCTTCGGGCAACTTAACTTTTGATGATAAAAGAGTTGACATTGCAATATGCGAAATACCTTTAGTTGATGGAGTCGATTACAGTTTAGAAAATATTGCTAAAGCTAATACATCACTTACTCTTCTCGATGCTTCTGATGTTCCTATAGGTTGGGTTGGCCCTATACCTGCGAGACAGGAATGGCTAACTTCATCAGGCTTTTTAAAGCAAGGATGGGTATTAGTCATTCACTTTATTGAGAATGCCCTACAGCCTGCAACTCTTGCGAATAACTCTCTTCTTGCGCCTACAGTGAATAAGTCAATCGACAGACTCGCAATGCACATTAAGGCCATATACCACTTGTTAAACTTAGTGGCTAAGTATTCAGAGAGAACTGTTTTAACTAATCAGCCTTACGCTCCTATGACTGCAGATGAAGTTCAGATAAGCATTCTGGAGCTTCAAAATAAAATTGCTAACCTTAGTGCAGCTATGGGGCAACTTAATGGGAGTGAAGGGGACTTTTTACAATTTGCGACAGACGGTACTTTAGAAGTAAAGTCAGGTATATTTGAAGGTCAGTCTTCTACTCTTGGAAGATACGTAACTACTACGAGTTTAGAAGATGCAATAATTCAACTCTTCAATTGGGTATCAAACCCTCCTCAAATATCTATTCAGTCCACTCCTGCTCATGGTGGAAACAAAGAAAAGGGAATACCTTTCAACGTAACAAACTTGCGCTTAGTCCTTACGCGTGGAAGCGAGGCGGACCTTGCCAGTGCTACTATGAGTATTTCTGGTGCCGGAGTTGCAGGGGCGACAGGGATAAGTGGGTTTCCCTATTCGTTTGTAAAGCCCGCATCAATGACGGGAGCAAGTCAAAACATTGATACATTACTTACTATGAGCTTTACAGATACTCTTACAGTTTCAGCTTCAGTCACTCAAGAAAATGCTGAGACTGCAAATACTTCGATAACTTACAATTTTGTATATCCTTCTTATTTCGGAAGGGGTACGCGTCCGCTATCAGATGCAGCTATTCAGGCACTGCCAAAGTACTTAAACTCATCGAGATCAGCTACTGTTCCATGTTCTACAGGGAGTAATAATTACTGTTTTGCATATCCTGCAATCTATGGAGACCTGACAAATATCGTTCAGTCACTTTTTACTACTATTCCTACAATTGCTAACTGGACAAAAAGAACTACCACTTTGCTAATGGCAGATGGTGCAAGTGTTCTTTATAATGTCTATGAGACCAATGTTCCAAGCTCTACCTCTACGGGTAACTGGATATTTTCATAAGGGTTAAATATGTCAGTACAATATCCTTTTGGGTTCGAGATCGGAAACAATGAACCTATCGATAGCCGTTTTGTTTTCCTTGATCTTGCCGCAAGAGATGCTTTATTAAGCATTAACAGATATGAAGGGCTTAAAGTTTATGTCGTCACTGAAGGCGCATACTACTCTCTTATCGGTGGGATTGAAAATTCTAACTGGACCCAAGATGGTACAGGTTTCACTTCAGACGGTAATGCAATTTTTGCGCCAATTGAAAACGATGTAAGTGTTGCCGCTCCATTGATACCTGACGTATTTACTAACGCTTTCTACTCTGGGATTTCATTTGAATACCAGCTTGTCCGAGAGTCGGATAGTGTTCAAAGAAAGATTGTAAAAGGTACATTCACTCGTATCTACAATGCTGATGGAACGGATACTTTCAAGTCAGGAGATAAGATAGGTGACACTGCAGATATGGGGGTGACAATTGAGCTTAACCCTATCACTGGACAGCTTGAGTATACTTCGACAGAGTTCGCGGGAATCCATCAAGGTTTCATCAAGTTATTCAACTTTCAAAAACTTTCTCTTGTTTCAGGTGGGGAAGGAATTTTCCAGTCAGCACCAATTGAAAATAATGTCACTGTACCTACTCCAGTCATAGGAAACTTATTTCCTTCAAGCTCAAACGTGGGAGTAATTTTTACTGCATTCATCCACCGAGAAGTTTCGGGGCTAGAGTACAACTCTTACATAACTAGAAGTGTAGTTTATACTGCATCTGGAGTTAAGCAAGACGGTACTAGAGTTGGAGATAACGCAGGAGTTACATTTGATCTTGACCCTCTAACAGGCGAGCTCAGATATACTTCGACAGAGATGATCGAGACAGCTTCAGAGTATTTAGGTTTTATAAATTTTTACAAACTTATTCCTTTAAAGATTGGTGCAGGGCCTACGTCTTCTTCGACGGTATCTTTACCTACAAGTATCACTGGCCAAGTAGAGATGTCAGATATCTATAATGATTCAAATAATGACGGTGTTGATACTATGCTACTTGCAGATGCAAGAAAGCTTATTCGCATAGAGACAGTAACTAACGGGGCCTTCCAGTTTGATGTTCCTGCATTTATGAATTCTCGCGGAACTATCATGACTATCTTGGACCTTGGAGGAAACTTAAATTCTGAGCCTGTGACAGTTGTGTTTAGTGGAGGGGCCACTGTAATGGGAGCTTCTTCGATAGTACTATCTACTCCTAACATATCTTATCGCTTTATCTATATGGATGAGACGAATGACTGGAGAGTAATGGAAGGTGCAGGCATTAGCATCTCTCTTCTTAATGGAGTACCTACAGGTGCCATTATACCTTTCGGAGGAACTGCTGCACCTGCAGGATACACTCTTGCAGATGGTGGAGAGCTTTCAAGAACTGCACCAGAGAGTGCAGACTTGTTTGCTATTTATGGAACTGTATGGGGAGAAGGCGACGGTTCTACTACATTCAATAAACCTAAGTTAAATGGACGTACGTTACGCTTTGTCGATGATGGAGAGGGAGTAGACCCAGATGCTGCTACGCGTACCGCATTATTTGCAGGAGGGAATACTGGAGATTCGGTAGGCTCTTACCAAGACGACGACATTAAATCCCACACGCATTCAGGCAGCGCGTCTGTGTCTGGGTTTAGACAAATTAGTGTGCTTCCTTCGGGTACGGGTCAAGCCTTAAGCTTTACTCAAGGAGGGGCAGTGGGGGGGGCAGTCTCAGTTACTACTGCGGCTACAGGTGGTGCAGAAACTAGGATGAAAAATGCCAATGTTTATGCTTTAATTAAATTATAAGGAGTTCTGATATGAAAATATTTTTATTGCTACTAATTTCCATGCTCATCTGCGATTACTCTTGGGCCCAAAAAACTGAAGAGTTTGATGTCACCTTTGAGCAAGACATAACTGTTCAAGGTAAGATCGAGGCAGTCTCAACGACTGAGAGTTCTAAACCTTGTCCGGCCATGACAGAAGTACAGAGAGATGCAATTGTCTCTCCTGCAAATGGGTCCTGTGTTTACAATACTACGACTTCGCTTTTAAATGTTTATAATGGTTCTCTCTGGAAGAGTGCAGGCGGGGGAGGGATATCTCCTTGGGCCAGTGCTTTTAACTACGTAGAAAACGATGTAGTTATCCAAGCAGATAAAATCTACCAATGTCTAACTGCTCACACTTCTACAGTGTTTGCTTCTGACATTACTAACTGGAAATTAATTTCAGACAACCTTCCCATAGATTTATCAGCACATGTCACAGGTGTATTACCTATGGCAAACGGAGGGACAGACAAGAACCTTACTCCTGTTTTAGGAGGTCTGGTTTACACTGATGACCTTTCGATGGAAGTACTTGCTGCCGGAACATCTGGGCAAGTTTTAAAATCTAATGGTGCTGCGGCCCCAACGTGGCAGGATTCATCTAATAAAGTTCAAGGTCAAGCGCAAACAGAAGTAGACTTTACCAAGCTTGAATTTCCTAACCGAAATGTAACCCAGACCGCCACGGGTGCTCAGCTAGTGTACGACTCAGGGCTCATCTTTGACGGTGGGTTTGAATCAGCTACAGCATTTCAGGGGCACACACTCGTAAGTGGCTCTGCTTATTTCTCAGTTGTGACAGCGGCCTCAGATGTTCTTGATGGAAAGAAAACTGCACGAGTGACTTGCTTTAATGCCGCACCATCAGGAGTTTGCAAAATAGAGCAAACCGTAAACCTTGGGACACCTAGACTTAGAGGCTTCCCAATGCTTCTCTCGGTGCGAGTAGACTCATCGCCAGATCAACCTCTTACTTTTTGTGCCAAGATTGACGGTGTCGAAAAAGATTGTGTTACTGGATATAAGGGATACTTAACTATTCCTACTCTGGCAGGAGTTACTTCTGTTGGGTACACACTTTCAAAAAATGAATACGTATCGCCTCTTACCTCTTTCTTTGATTCGATTAAAGTTGAGATTACTGAGACTGTAACTAATGCGCCAGTTATTGGGCCAGAAATTCCATACACTCCGACATTTACATCATTCGGGACGGTTTCAAATGTTAATTTTACATATCAGCAACTAGGCTCAAACTTATTAATTAAAGGAACTTTTACATCAGGCACCACCTCAAGTTCGGAAGCTAGAATATCTTTACCCACTGGCTTCACTGTCCTATCAAGTAAACCATCCCTATTTATGGTAGGTGGAGCAGCTTCCTCGGTTGCATCAGCTTTTTATCCTACCACTCTAGCAGAAGCCAATGCTTCATATTTAGTCTTCGGATCAAACTCAACTGCAAGAGCGTCGCTTATAAAATATGGCGCAGATACTTTGGTGGTGTCTGGAGGGTCTTTATCAATTGAAGCCATTGTGCCCGTCAACCAACTCCAAGCCTCTGTCCCTACGTATTCGGATAGATGTAGAGACCCGAGAAATTGTGAGACGGTGTTTAGTGCGAAGGTGAGTGCGGCAGGTGTGGTGACAAGTGAAAATTTAGACTTTATCAATGGAAATGCTGTAATTACAAACACCTCGACTTATGATTTAACATTTAACACTAGCTTATTTTCAGTGGCACCTTCATGCACAGTCTCAGCAGTGGTTTCTGGGGGGGCAGACAATACCAATATGGGCGATAGGGTAGTCAGTATCTCCAATACTAACTATGTCTACAGAATAACAGGGAACAGTTCCCCGTCAGCTTTGCCTGCTGAGATCATCTGCCAACGCCAAGGACAAGACTACATTAACGCCAAGGTTAACCAGATAGTAGGGAGCTTTAAGGATTACGTAAGAACTCC